GGCAAAGTTGTCCTGCGCACAAAGACGTTTCAGCCTTTCCGCTACAGGATACCAATCCTCATAGCACACCGATTCCGACAGGAACCAGTAGACGTGCACACCCCGCCCAGAGTTAACCATAATCGGTCGAGGTAGGCTGTGCTTCTTACAGAATGTATGTAGGGCTTTTATCGCTTGTTCTTGCGATGTAAAGTCTTTGCTTGGCCCACAATCTAAATCTAGAAAGAACGCATTTAGGTGCTTTACGTTATCTACTTTACGTGAGCCTGCCTCGTGAAACGTGGCTAGGCCGTAGTAAATATCATACCCTTCTTGGTCAAAATTGTGAGCGGCATCAACAACGGCATCAATCGTGTCATAAAACTTTTGTGCTTTACGTTCATCTGACGATCTCGCCGCAAAGATGCAGTAGTAGCCCTCACTACTCAACGCCTTTGTTAGAAATGTTTTTGTTTCCATTTATACCACCCATTGCCTAAACCGCCACGGTAGGGTGAAAGAGGTTAAAGTCCCCCACCGTGGCGCAGTCCAATTACACTAGACGACGAGCGATCAATCGTCCCAGTTGTCAATAATCGAACTCAGGTCGCCATCATCACTGCTTGGAGCAGGCGCGGTTTTCTTGACGACTTTGGTAGGCTCTTCAACGGGTTCGTCATCCTCATTGTCGAACAGCGGTTTAGGCTCTTCTTTCTTCTCAAGCGCGAATTGCTCTGGTGCCTTCTTCTCTACACCATCGGTTTGGGCAACCGTGAGAGTAATGGCTTTCACAGTATCAGGGTGGTCTTTCATTTCAACCACTGTCTTTAACTCTTCTTCGTCCAAGGGGCGAACCGCCTTAAAGAATAGCTTGGGAACACTACTGCTTTCATCGAACCGCATATTAGTGATAATAGCGATTGCGGGGGTATTATGCGCGGAAAGAAACCGTGCGTATGCTTGCATCGGCATCTTGCCATCCTTACCATCACCAAAGACGGAAGTCGCAGGCAGGGCAAGCTGATACACCTTATCAAGTTGTCCTTCGAGTGCTACAGCGAGGCGCTGTCCAAAACGACAGGCACGGCTTTCACCCTGACCAGAACCCTTGATGTTCATCTTACAATCCATACAACGTGAGGCCATACGCTGATCGGCGGGAACCTCGGGTGCAGGTGCTTCGGTGTCGGTTGACCAACACTTCGGCGGGGTTGGGTTTTGCGCATCATAGTTGCCTTCGTAATACTGGCGACTGATCTTAGCGGCGTTCAAGATAACCATATTCATGTTATCTTCTTTACTGACGGACACTTGTTCGCCGTTGACGAACTCGCGGAACTTACCGCCGTTAAGGCTGATGCGGCGGCGTTGATCTCCCCCACCAGAACCACTTAGCAGATTGTCATTTACATCCTGCAATGATTTGAACAGATCACTGTTCGCAAGCGCATTGTTTTCAAACAAGGTAATATCGGACATTTGTTTCTCCTTAAATATCGTCGTCTAAGTTAAAATTGGCATCGTCATCGTCATCATTATCAGTGAAAGCGACTGCACCGATAGCACCCAGACCACTTGCCGTAACAGCGGTGTCTGCACCGTTGCTGTTTAGCTTGTCTGCGTCCTTCTTGGTGAGTGCGACTGACACGTCATCAACAGAGAAACGATAGGTATTACCCACTTTGATGTAGGTATGTTTGGGGATATGACCCTGACGCACCCATGCACGGATCGTAGAAACCGATACAGAGAAGTGCTTCGACAGGTCTTCGATAGGTACGAATGGTCCAGTCATTATTTTTTCCTCACAGAGATTATATATTCAGAATCCACGTTTAGTCCCTTCGGAACTACGTCGGGGTTCTCTTCGAGAAAGGTCTTAACAATCGTCTGGTTTAACCGCTTTTCAAAGAACTCGGGAACCTGATGCTCCAAGACGAACTTGTGCATTTCTTCCCAGTCACTTGTCCAATAACGAGTTTTTACCGAACGGTAGAAGAGACCTTCTGAAGTCCTAACGCTCTCGGTACCCTGCTCTTTGCAGTAGTCGAGTAGCGCGGCTTTGACCTTATCGAGTTGTCCGTTAAGGTCGGCTTCTTTTTGCTTGAACTCTTCCGCAACACGGGTTTTCTCGTCGCGGATTTTCAAGTACACTCTAGTCAGCTTCGCGGCTAACTTATCATCCTCACTCATTTTGTTCTCCCATTTGCACGACAATAGTGTCGGGATGTTCACTCTACTAGCGGATTATACCTTAGTCAAGTATTTCTTTGTAAAGATCAATCATTTTTGTGTGTACGTCTATTCTGTTATCTAATAATGCGTAAACACGTTTCTCTACTTGGGAACCTTGGAGCTGTACGACGGTGCATTTGTGATCCTGTCCTGACCTGTGAACACGCGCGTTTGCCTGTGCGTAAGTCTCTAGCGAACTAGTCGGACCCCACCACACAACTGTGTTTGCGGCTGTTAACGTAACACCATGCGCCGCTGACTGTGGCTGAATGACAAGCACCTTTGGGTTGTCGGACTGTTGGAACTCTCGGAATATCTCGGTGCGCTTCGCCGCAGGCACGTCTCCCCTGATGATCTCGGTAGTGATACCGTCCTTGCGTAGCTTATCAGTCAAGATGTCTATGGTGTGCTTGAACGGTACAAACACCAAGACCTTCTTGGAACTCTCGTCGATGACCTCTCTAAGAACCTGATAACGGTGCTTGATGTCGAACTCTAGGCTCTCGCCACCATCGGTATAGACCGCGCCAGAAGATATTTGCAGGAGTTTACTCATGTTGATCGCTGCATTTGCAGCCGTGACCTCTTCCCCTGCCGCCTGTAAAACAAGTTTATCTTTAAGTTGCTTGTAGTATTTGGCTTGCTGTCGGGTTAGTTCGACTTCACGTTTGGTGTAGACCATTTCGGGTAGGTCAAGGCACTCGTCTTTGGTGTAGCGGATCGCGGGTTGCAAGACGCGGAACACTGTGTCGGTCGCGGTGTTCTTCGGAACCCACTTAAACTGTGTGATCTTACGCATCACTTGGTCGCGCCATGACCCGAAGAATCTCGGCACCGCAGTCGGGTTGACTAGCTTGGCGATTCCGTAGGCGTCCAAGGGGGACTGTGCCGCAGGTGTGCCTGTCATCATCCAGAGCCAAGTGTCCTCGGTTAACATCTTATTTAACGTCTTCCATCGCTTGGTCTGTGGGTTCTTATAATGCGTGGCTTCGTCCACAATGATGCAGTCGAACCCGCCGTTGATAATCTCCTCGGCAACGATCTCGACACCATCGTAGTTGATGATAACGTAATCAGCTCCTTGGTTGATGATCTTCTTACGTTTCTCTTTGGTACCATAGGCCACATCGACGGTTCGGTGCATGGCAAAAGAAAACAAGTCATTGCGCCATGCGCTATCCATGATCGAGAGCGGGCAGATAACCAACACGCGGTTGGCCTTACCTTGCTTCATCAGGAAGTCGGATGCCCAGATAGCGGATGCAGTCTTGCCCGTGCCCTGCTCGTTGAAGCAGAACGCACGCTTATTCATTGTCAGGAACGCCGCAGTAACACGTTGGTGTTTGTAGGGCTTATATTGTCCGGGCCAATCGTACTTACCCTCAATGGGTGACGGCACGTTCTTGATGTTTAGTTTCTTTAGGGTGTGCGCTTCGTCTACGCCCCACTTAACTGCTACCTGATTGTCAGGCAGTTCCTTACTGTTTGGGATGACAGTCGTAACTTTGTTGGGGTTTTTAAGGCGCAACAGTAACGCCTTATTCTTGAAAATCTGCACATTGTTCTCCATCGCAACGCCACTTTTTGTTAGTGACGCGGTTTTTGTTAGTGTGGCACTAACGCTTTTTCTTGGGGCTACTCATGGCACCCCCTGCCGCTCGGTTCTTCTTACGATTTTGCACACCGTAACCATCTTTATTGGTGCCCCCACGCGCCAATGGCTTCTTGTGTGCGATGTCCTTTCCTTCACGCTTGTCGGCTACGCCGTTCTTGTTAGCGTCTTTACCTGTCTTGTCCATCTTGCGTCGCGCACGTTGCCGCTCCATGCGGTCAGCGTGTTCACCACGTTTTTTCTGTTGCTCGTACTCTTTCTTGTACGGACGGGGTTTGTTTTTGTAGGGCATCAGTGACCTCCGTTATGAACGCAAACAGTAACAGGGCAATGCCTCTTACACAGTCCGCTTGGTTTAGGGTTCCACACATCTTGGTCGGCGGCGGTTTTCATGGCGTTATATTTGCCAAGCCATTTCTCCCACAGCTTCGACTTATCGAAATCGGCGTATCTGTCTTTGATAAGGTCTTTACTGA